GAGGCTACTCGCAACACCAATGGCAAACTTACATTTAAATGTATCCAGGCAGAGGTAGAGCTTGAGGTACTTGCTATTGATAAATCATTGCATATAAATAAAATAATAAGGGAAGTTAAAAAATGATAGAAAGAAAAGAAACTAAATACATAGTAATACATTGTGCTGATACTCCAGCTGATATGGATATTGGAGTAGAAACAATTCGTAAATGGCACGTTGAAGAAAGGCAATGGTCAGACGTAGGCTATCACTACATAATAAAAAGAGATGGCAAGATAGAACCAGCAAGAGATGTTAAGCTGCAAGGCGCACACGCAGTTGCAGTTAATGATAAATCAGTAGGCATATGCCTTGTTGGTAGAGGTGATAACTTTACAGAAGATCAGTTTTTCGGATTACACAATTTAATTAATACTCTTAATAGTATGTATGAAGATCTTGAAATCATTGGACACTCTGATGTAGAACCTAAGAAACCAAACTGCCCTGGGTTCGATGTCAAGCAATGGGTTCAAGACGAATTTTATGGCTAAAGGATATTCATCTGTACTTATCATTTCAGATTTACATTGCCCCTGGGAACATCCAGATGCATTTGAATTTTTAAAAACATTAAAGAAAAAAATTAAGCCAGAGTTTGTACTGAACCTGGGTGATGAGGCAGATGCTCATGCTCTATCTATGCATGATACAGATCCAGATCTTATGTCAGCTGGTGATGAGCTGATTGCTGCTAAAGAAAGACTACATGAATTAGAAAAAATTTTTCCAGAAATGACACTACTACATTCTAATCACTCTTCATTAATATACAGAAGAGCATTGAAACATGGAATGCCTAGAGCTTATTTAAAAAATTATAATCAGTTCCTGGATGTAGGCCCAGGATGGAAATGGGTAGACGATATTAACTTTTCATTATCAGATGGATCAGAGGCATTTGCTACACATGGCATGGCAGCTGATGGTATAAAGTTAGCAATGCAATATGGTAAGAATGTAATCCAGGGCCATTTCCATTCTAAGTTTTCTATACAATACTTTTCAAATCCAGATAAATTAATATGGTCAATGCAATGTGGATGTTTAACAAAACAAAGTTCACTTGCTTTTCAGTATGCTCGTAATTTTAAAATGAGATTTGTAATTGGTACCGGAGCTATCATCGATGGGCAGCCAAAGTTATATGCGATGAGATTAGATAAGTCTGGTAGATGGGATGGGGAGATTGTCTAAACAAAAGTTTACAACATACATTCCTCATGAACCTATCTTTCACAAAACAAATATTGGAAGGAACCCTAGCAAAGCAAAGATGAACAAAGCAAAACGTAGAAGTTTTAAAAAGTATAGGGGCCAGGGCCGGTAATGAAATCAGTTACCATCAATGGACACAAACATATTTTTTTAAAATTAAATTGGATTGATATTGTCGGAGCATCAACGTTAGAAGGTGACGTAGATTTCCAGAGAATGAAATGCGCCAACATTACGACAGAGGCTTATCTGTATGATACCTTTGAATTGGATGGTAGAGAATTTGTTAGAACGTTTGCATCCTACTCATTAGACGATGACTTTGGATATGGGGATAGAAACTGTTATCCGATTGAAGTGTTCGATAAACGCAGCCAAAAAGCCATCAGAGATGCTCTCAGATTGATGAAATAGGGTGTCCTGGTATGATTGGTCATCTAAATAAACAACCCTCTGTAAAGCTCTCTAAATCATTTTAAAGGCAAAGTGTTCGGTATGTTCTCTACTGCACCTAGTAATCCAGCACAATAGCTACCAAACACTACATAATCATAATAAAAAAATCTATCTAGCTCTACTCCATCCTTCTTTAGAATGGTTCTATGTTCAAAAAGATTATGCTCATATGGATCTTCGCATTGCTCTTCTGTAACCTGGACAGGATGCATCATATATAATTCAGATCCTACTCCCAGGTACAGAATTAAAACAAAAAGTTTCACGTTCTACAAAGTTGTACTAGCTGCTTAATTATATCTTGAATTCTATCTTTCAATCTTGATATAATCTTGTCCTTTAATTTTACGTTTTCATACAGGGCCACAACCTCTTGTTCTTTTTTAGATAGCTTAGTCTGTAGCTCTCCATTCAAATCTTTATGGCCCTTGTTTATTGTTCTAAGATTATTGTTTTCTTCTGTTAGTCTATCTATTTCTTTTGTCTGATCAGTTACCACTTATATCCTCCTTTGGATTTTTGAGTAGAGTATGCTCAATCTTATCTCGATGAGTTTCAATCCATAATTCCTCGTATGGTCTGATCTCTACATTCTGAGGAAACATTGGACTATGTTCTAATTTAGAAAGCTCTGGTGATCCAGCTGTATAAAATTTTTGGTATTGATCTACATGAGGTTCTTCATTACCTGGGATAGTAATAACAACTACATCCTCAACACCATTGAATGCCTCAATCAAACCTTTGATAAATTCTTTTCTAAATCTACTCTTAAAAATTTTCATTGTAATATCTCAATGCCTCTGGGTTTAGCTGGATATACTTTGATAAGATTATCTCTCTCAAGTAAACGCAGCATTCGATGAACGTTAGAATGTACACACTCCATATGCCTGGCACATTCTCTTACAGTAGGAGGTACCTCTTCCTTCTGCACATATCCTTTTATAAACTTAAATAGTTTTAGTTGCTTTTTAGTTATCATTAGATTTGACATTACCTAGCTCCTTTTTAATTTTCTGGAATTCTTTAATCATCAAATCATAAGTAACTTGATCTACTTCTTTTAAGTTATTCCAAGAATGTAATTGATTGTTTTCTTGCTCTTCTAGCATTGCTAATTTTTTATCAAGATCCATTGACTTATCCTGTGAGATTTTTTTAGCACCTCTCACTTGAGTTCTTGCGTACTCTTTCCATTTATTTAGATCGTCAACTCTCTTGTCCTGGTTAGCATTACCATCATCATCCTCACTAGGTAATCCATAGATAGCCTGGAGAGAATATCTTTTTGCATATGTAATGGCAGATCCCAGGGCCTGGCTATCTGCATAATTATTATTCTTAGGTACAACTAAGTATCTAGATTTAATTACATCACTACATTCATCATGCATTAATATTGTTGTAACGTACATGGTAGTTTCAATTACACCTTCAATGATTTGTTTTTCATAATCAATAGTCTGTGTAAATGCTAATCCATGTTTGGCCCCTTGATTAGCAGCTGCAATTACATCTTCTAATCCAGCATAAGTAGATTTAAAGAAAGGATTTTTTTTATCTTTCTTAGCTACGTTAGCCTCTTCTTGAAACTTACTAAGGGCCTCTACTAATTTATTAGTGTTTGGTTTCGTCATCGTCATCTTGTCCTGGTTCTTCTGGTTCATCATTTCCTCCTGGTTTAATTACATTAATTGTGAATATTTGATTTTGTATCCTAAGACCTTCGATAGCTGCAAAGGCAACATACTCAATAAGCTCTTCAATAAAATCTTGCTCAAGATCAAGGCCGGTTTTTTCATAAAGTTTTTTTTGAAAAATTTTAGCAGCCTCTTTCCGAGCAAGAATGTAAGCATTGATTTGAAATAATGTTTTAGGATCATGCATCTATTTGTTTTAGACTAAACCTCCTGGATACTGTAGGTGGTTCATCCTTTAACTGTATTGTTTTAGTTTTAACTCTCTTCATTGTAGTATGTTTTATTTCATACCCATTACACAGAGCTACCTCATTCTCACCTAAGATTTCTTTTATCCTGGTAGAAACTTCATCCTCTATTTCTTTACCAGCTGATATAGTTTTCTTAGCTGCAAGAAAATCATCTATAAGTTTTGGTAATTCATTATTAGTAGATAGATCTGTAACATCCTTAGATCCATTACCTTTAATAAATTTAGATGCCTCTTTACTAGATCCCATTTTGTACCAAAGATTTTTACCTTCCATGATACCATCTAATCTGTAAAAGAATTCTGTAGCAGCATCTATTAACTTAGTCTGCATCTCTTTAGTTGGTTTATAAACAAACCATTGCAGCTCCCAGCCTTTACAAAGTCTAACTAATATTGCGTATTGATATTTAGTAGTTAGCATCTGGGCCTGGACTTGCATCTGATAGATCTCAGATACAGGATCAGTAGCAGCTCCAGAATAATTTTTAATCTCAACCACACCCAATCCACTTAGGCTGTGGGAGGTGCCTAAGTAGTCAGTTAAGTTTAAAACACCTTTGATATTAATAATACCATCCAGGCTGCTACCGATCTTTCCTCCATCAACATCATAAAAGAAAGCCTCGGTGCTAATGCCAAACTCTAGAGGGAGCTTTTCTCCGGCAACTTTTGTGATTTGATCTTGGAATAGTTTAAAGATGGCCGGTTCTAAAAAAGTACCAGCCTGTACTTTAGGATTGTTAGCTAAGTCATTGTTAGCCTCCTTCCCTTGTAAGGCATCTTTTGCCTTTTCCAACTCCTCATTCGGAGAGTTGAAACCTATGTAACCTTTATCAGTTAATACTACTTTTGGTAAACTACTCGAACCAATTTCTCTTCTGGCATATGATGTAAGTTTCATTAGATACCTCCCATCATTCCATAGTACGATGCACACTTATCAGACAACGCACACATAAATATTGTGAAAAAATATATTGCTACTAACATTAAAAGAAATGCAGCGCACTCTACAGCAAACATAATTTGCTCTTTATATTTTTTAATTAGACTTATCATTTTTACTCCTTTGTTAATTGGTGTCCAAATGATCTCATATAGTTTATCTTTTAGACACATATTGTTTATATTTCTAATGAACATTAACAGAACATCTGTTCATGTAATTTCTTACAGTAGAAGGGTACCAAGTATTAGATCTCTTACTAGCTGTAGGAATTCCTCTTGCATTAAGAGCATTAGCAATACCTTGTAATGATGTTACTCCATACTTTTTAAGATCTGCAATAATAGTATTGATGACAACAGCTTTACGATCTGCCTCTTGCATCTTAGATTTGTTACCTTTTCTTGCAGCTTGTTTTAGGTTCTTAGTATTACCTAAAGTAACACCTCTCTTCTTAGCCTGGGCCAAAGCAGCTTTAGTATTTTTTCTTAACGTATCTAAATACTGTTCAGCTACAGCAGCTAAAACTTGTATTGTAAATTTATTAACTGAAGGCATATCACAACACACAAACTCAATCTTACTTTCCATTAATGATGCTGTGAATGCTAAGTTACGAGATAGTCTATCAAGTCTAGCTATAACTAAGATTGCTTTTTCTTTTTTACATAGCTCCAGGGCCTGTGTTAGTTGTGGTCTATTATTTTTAGATCCACTTTCCTCTTCCTGGAATACTTGCAGCAACTGATCATTCTTAACAAACTCATTAATAGTTTGTAATTGATCACTAGCTCCATAACCTTGCTTACCTTGTTTGTCTGTACTTACTCTAGTATAACCTACATATTTAACCATAATACCTCCCTTGTTAAATGGTCTTATATTGTTCATGTATAATACTATATATATTAAATATATATTTTCAAGTATCTTAACAAAGTAAAGGAATAATCAATGCAACCTCAATTAACCCCCATTTATCTGAAGTTTCCGAGCAAACTGAAGGATAAGTTAAAAAAAGAGGCTAAGAAAAACAGGGTATCGATGGTGAAATTCATAACCGATGCTGTTGAATTAGCTTTAAACTCAAAACCACACTATGTAAAGAAAGGCAAAAATGTCAGATAAAATAAATCCAAATCATTATAAGAACAATCCAATAGAAACTTGTGATGCTACATTCTCACAACTATCAGAGGCAGAGATACTTGGGGCCTGTAAGTTTAATATAGCTAAGTACACATTCAGAGCTGGTAAAAAAGTACAAACGTTAGAAGGTACCAGGGATGACATTGGCAAGGCCCATTGGTATTGCGAGAGATTGCTGCAAGAGCTTACTAACATGATCAATAAAAGAAAAAAAGCAAAACGAAAAGATCCAACTGAAATTGATTTAGATGATTTAACAGAGGATGATCTACAGGAGCTGCTTGATCCAACATACAAAAGAAAAAGCAAGGTAGTAGATTTTAAAAAGAAAGAGGATCACAATGGCGACACCAATACCAAATAACGTTATACGACCACCAAAAGGTACAGAGTATAAAATTAAAAATGGTAAACCCATAAAGGTAATTGAAAACAAACCAAAGCCAAATAGTACAGAGATGAGAATATCAATCCTGGAGCATCAACAAAAACAAATCCAGGATGAGTTAGCAATGCTAAGACAATTCAACAACAGCAAAGTTAAACCAGCTAAGAATAGATTGTTCTTGAAGGATGTATTGATTGCTGTCTGTAAGTACACAGATCTCAATCCTCATGATATTTTATCTCCGGATAGAACAGCTTACTTAGTTAGGGCCAGAAGTTTATTCATGAATTTGTGCCTGGAGCTTACAGGCTATGGAGTAACATTCATTGGTAGAAAGTGTGGTATGCGAGATCATACAACTGTCTGCTATCATGAAAAACAAAAGGCAGAGAGAAAGGGCCATTGGTCACTAAGCAAGGATACAGGCATAAAGTTATGGGCAGACTACGAACAAATTAGAAAGCAACTACTTGATGCCAAAAAAGAAAGCTGATTATGGTAAGGGCAAGACACCTGGTGCATTTTGTGTGCTGCCACAACGAGCTGTCGTAGATCCACGTTTTAAGACTTATCCTAGAACGTTCATGATCCTGGCTTGTCTGGGTAACTACACATCAAGAACCGGTGTCTGTTGGCCTAATCAAATCACTATAGCTAAGAACCTACACATAACCCAATCAACTGTATCTAAGCACATACAGAAACTAATTGAATGGGGTTACATAAGGTATGCGAAGAAACATCCTGGACTAAAAGGTAACAAATACTTTATGGTGTTCCAGGAGGATATTACTGAAGAGGATGCGAAGGCAACAGCTACAGTAAATGATAGATCCTTTGAAGAGAAAGTAGATATTCCGAAAGGCCCCCTTATGAATAAAAACAGTAATAGTAAATATTCCTCCAGAGTGAATAATAAGATAGCTACTAAAAAGACAGATATGCACTCTAGTGAATATGTAGATATTCCCTCAGAACGACTACATAACACTCCAACTAACAATACATATATTCTTAATAGTAGTAGAGCTATATGTAATGGTTATGTAAAACTGTGTGAAGAAATATTCGGACAGCACAAACAATACGATATGAAACAGGAAGATCTAGTAAAAGATTGGATTGTTAAAGGTTTAACTGTAGAGGCAGCTATGATCTCAATGAGAAGAACCATACAATGGAGAAGAGATAACAGAAGAGATTGTCCTGGTACTCTGTATTTCTTTAAGGATGTATTCTTTAGGAAAGACAAGGCTTATAATAAGCAGCTAAACGTACAGGATATGATCAAGAAACTATCTAGGAAGATGAAGATGCCTAGATAACATTAAGTTTACAAAACGTAAACGTTCGTATATGATTTGTAATAATGCATAATTATTAATAGATACAGGCCCTGTAAATATGCGACTAGGATTGTGGCAGATTTTGACACTTTCGCCCCCCCTACGTCTAATATATATATGGGGGGTATCTCACAATTTTTTTGCAGAAAAAACATGAAATAAACTAACGAGGAAATATATGTCTAAACCAACATCAAGCAATAAAGGTTTTAAGTTTTATAAAGCTGCATCTATTCCAGAAGGATTAGAAGTAATTATAGAAACTTGGCCTGGCGCAAACTACAATAAAGAAAAAGGAATATACGAACCGGTTCCAGGTAGATTAGATACGAAGATCTACAAGAAGGATCCTACCAAAGAATATGGTAAAGGTGATCCTGTTTTATTCTTTAGTACATTTGAGAATAAGGATGAACCTCCTGTAAACCTGGCAGCTGAACAAGCTGATCATAAGGAAGAAATGGATGACGACATCGGTTTCTAAAAAAAGGATCGTAAAGCCTCCCCTGGATCGTTTCGGTGGTGTCCGAGTGGTTCAGAGGAGGATAAGGAAGTCAGAAGTTATCGAGCATAACAAAGATAACGTGGCCCAGGAATTGATCGATATAGCTACGTCTAATATTGACGAGATTATGTATTGGGATGACCAGGGCAATGTGAATATTAAAGATCCAAAGAATATTCCTAAAGCAGCAATCAAAGCTATAAAAAAAATTAAAATGACACCAACTAAGAATGGGCCACAGATAGAAGTAGAGCTGCATGATAAAGTTTCTGTATTAAGAGTGTTAGCTAAAGCAACAGGATTATTAGAACAGGAACAGGATGCAGATAAGCCTAGTGTAGTACAAATCAATATGAGTGGGCCAGAGGAACCTAAAATAGTAGAGGCTGAATATGATGAGATTAATAAACCACAAGGAAGTAGAGAAGATCCAAGTGGCGATGCTGAAAAAACAAATTAGTGATCGTGAATGCGCCAGGCTTTGTGGTCGTTCTATAAAAGATTACAGGGATATAGTGTTTAGAAGAAAGCAAGAAGAAGATAGTAGAATTCAATCAATAGTAAAGGCAATCACAAATGAATGACGCAATAACAAATCTTAATTTAGATTTTAGTACATCACCAACAGTATGGAAGTTCCTACAAGATAAAAGTTTTGTAAGAGGATTGATGGGGCCTGTAGGTTCCGGCAAGTCTTATGCTTGTGCAGCAGAGATTATGATCAAAGCTGTTAATCAAGTACAAAGCCCTCGTGATGGGATCAAGTATTCTAGGTTTGTTGTAGTTCGTAATTCTTATCCGGAGTTGAGGACAACTACAATTAAAACATGGCAAGAATTATTTCCAGAGAACATTTGGGGTGCATTTAGATGGTCACCACCTTTAACGCATCATATAAAATTACCGGCAAGAGATAATGCTCCAGGCATTGATTGTGAGGTTATTTTCCTGGCCCTTGACCAGCCAAAAGATGTTAGAAAATTATTGTCAATGGAATTGACAGGAGCTTGGGTTAACGAGGCAAGAGAATTACCTAAAGCTGTGATCGATGGATTAACACACAGAGTAGGAAGGTATCCTACAAAAGCTGATGGTGGATCTAGTAATAGATTTATTATTATGGATACGAACCCAATGGATGATGATCATTGGTGGTACAGACTTGCAGAAAAAGAAAAGATGAAAGGTAAGTTTGCCTGGAAATTTTTTAAGCAGCCAGGAGCAGTTGAAGAAGTTGTCCAGGAGGAGCTACCAGAAAATCCAGAGGCTAATGGTTTTGTATTTAGTTCTGGTAAATGGTGGATGCAAAATCCTAATGCAGAAAATAA